TCTTCGTCTTCTCGGTCTCCAAAACCTTCTTTTCTTCCTAATGTGGAAAGTAAATAGCGAATCATATACCCATCTGGACGTTCACGCCATCCGATAAAGTTCCCATTTTCATCTTTCTCAGGGATACCAAGCGCAAGTACACGTGCAGATACAAGGCATTCATCTACCAGAGAACCTCTTTCGTCGGTGATAGCATCTTTGAACTGGCTGTCTGCTCTGGCCCAATCATACACGGTTTTTCGGGTTACATTGAATACAGCAGCAACCTTAGAGAGATTTCCACCTGTTTTATGAAGGACCTCTCTGAATTTCGATATGTCTGGCTTCTTTCCCATGCGCGCGTATCTGTTTATTTTGATTACTCAATTCCAAATTCGACCCTATCCATAAACTCCTTTCCGTCAATATAACGTTCATCAAATCCATAACCGAACATTTCCATGAAGTTCGCTCTTTCTGTAGGACTTTTGAAAGACAAAACGACATAACTTAACATACCATTGTCTTTCTCAAAACTATTTTGACGTCCTATTCTGTCTTTTATTTTTTGTACTTCATTGTGGCGTGCAATCTGATTTTCTTTTGAATCGCTATAAAAGTCCCCGGAACGATCAATGTTTTTATTTTCTTCTCCTTCTTTGGTTATTTCATCTATACTGTATAGTGAATCGTTTAGAATATTGTCTTTACTCCAAATTTCATCATTTACAGCAAAATCAATATCACCGACACCTAACATATTTAGGTCAAAATCATTTAGCCCAGCATAATTATAATCAATGCCATCAAGTAGTTCTTTCAACATATCGGAATCAAACTCTCCTTGAACATTTCTGTTATTCATAAAGATATTTTGTTCTTTCTCGGTTTTTTCATCCATGTGAACTACTTCAACACGAATTAGATAGTCATTTTCTTTCGTGTCAGAGCTATACTTATTCACCTCATCCATAATCGAAATACGCTGATGCCCTGATACAAGATTACCTGTAACTTCATTCCAAACTACACCGCCCAATAATCCTATACGTTTTAAGTTTGCTTTCAAGTTCTTTCGAGCTTCTGGGGCAATTTTACGGGGATTATAATTGGCAAATTTTATGATACTTCGTTGTATCTCCCTACTTTCCGGTTGCGTTATTTTATTTCTTGTCATCATCCTTTACTACCTTGCGCGTTTTTTAATCCTACATAAAATCTTTTTGGTACTCCTTGTTTTACTTGTGCAGGAGAAATCGTGTCTGAGCCAAAGTATCTGAACATATTTGTTCTATATCTACTTGTAACAGAATTGACTCTATCACGTACAGAATGCTGTCTGTTTGTGCCTAGCCCATATTGACGAGCTGCACGATACAGAATACGCATTCTTTGACTTTCTAATTCCGATAACGATTTTTTTCTGACTCAATACCTCTACTTTCTGTGTTTATATTCATAATCGAAAATTAGCTTTTCAGAGTATGGGAACTCTTCCAAAATACGTTTAAAATCATGTGGATATTTGTTTCGCATCATGAGCATTGTTTTTAAATCAATGGTAAAACCTTGACTTATAGCACCTGGATCATACACAAAAGGTTGTATTAATCCTCTTAGTCTAATATATTGAAGCACTTCCTTGTTCGTCCATAATGCAAGAGGATAGACCATACCTTTGTCTGTTATATAACTGGACTTCGCGAATTTCTTTAAACGCATCCGCTTCATGTATCCATCTACACCTTTCATCCCGCTGAATGCGTATGATATGCCTGTTTCTTCTCTCACAGCTTGTTCTATTTCTCCAATTTTTCTTGGCTTGATTGAAATGTTAGGTTCACGAAAGAATCCACAGGCATCATAATAATCACGTTGAAAATGCTTTATTTGGCGAATTTCTACGTTATTGTATTTTGTTTCTGCCCATTTGATATAAGGTTGGACATGGTCTAAGTTGGGAATAAGGTACATATAATAGCATATAACCTTATTAAACATACCAGCAAGCATGTCCAATAAGGCTATACTATCTTTACCTCCGGCTGAATAATATAATACAGCAGTATCAGTTTTTTCACGGATACTCTGTATTATCTGCATAGACAGTAAATATTTGTTCATCATTTACCCCCTGCACCACTAAAGGCAACATTTAAGTCATATCGCCTTTGTTCTCTACTACCTAACTGTGAAGCACTTGCCGTATTTCTACGGTTTGCTACCAGTCTTCCACCTAAACCGGCACCATTCATATTTCGTCTTGGCCCGGCAACTCTGTTAATTGCTCTTGTGACTCAGCTTTTGACTATTTAGATTAAATGTTCTCTGTACTTATTACTTTGCCAAGATGATACCATACTTGACTTATCAAGTATTCTACGCCGTTTTCTATTTTTGTAAGATCATTGCCTTCTTCATCAGCGAAAATAACATACTCGGCAGATTTCACCTCCACAGTGAGACGTGGCGCATCTTTTCGTCTGCCATTGATTAAGTATAAGGCATCATATTTGATTGGTATTACTTCAATCTCTTTATCATCGTCGGGTATATCCTCTTGTCGTTTGTATTCTTTGCCATCATGTCTAAAATAAACATATCGTGATACATTAGAGGGATATACATACCTGTGTTCTACATCTTGTTTGCCATTTAGAATGTCTTGAAAACATTCTTTGTTAATCTGTAATGTCAATACTTTCATAATCGTGTAAAGTTAAATGTTAGTTGCGGGTGATGGATTCGAACCACCGGCCTTCACCAAGTCAAAGTGACGAGCTGACCACTGCTCTAACCCGCGATAGTATCTATACAAAGATACCCCATTATGAAGACAATTTTGAATAACAATTCAACGCATACGAAACAATTTGCTAATTGTTTGCTAATAAATCAGGCTCGTGTTTATTGATGATGCTTTCAACAATTTCTTTTGCACATTCTATACCGGATTTATACCCTTTAGCATAGTCTGTTCTTGTAGACAGGTAACTAGTATCATTACCCAGCCACTCGATTATTTCTTGCAGGATTTCTTTCTCTTTCATAACCATCTTAAATAGTGGTAGCCCGAAGGCTACCGGGTTTATAGCCAAAGTTTCTTTGCCAAGTCGAAATTCTTTTGAGCTTCATTGACGGCCTTTTTCGCATAAGTCAAAGAGTATGAGTGCTCACGCGGATATTTGCCGGATTTCAGCCCCTCATGGTACTCTTTAGCTGCTGCTAACTTATGTTCATAGTAGTCCACGCTTTCAGGCATTGAAAGGTTTATAGTATCAGCCTTGTTTGCCCAATACTGAGCTATTCTTTCATGCTCTCTGGCTTTCTCGTCAAACTCTACACTTTTGCCCATATTATGCCAAGCATCTTCAATGGCTTTTCTGTGTCGTCTTTCGCTATGATGGCCGATTTTAATAGGTTCACCCAACGAGAGAAAATCGCTGTCTTTATTTGACGCTTTGAAGTATTCTTCACTCTTTCGTTCTGCAGTGGCAGCCCAATCCAGCCGGCGTTCTGCCTTTCGCTTTGCCCATTCTTGAACGTTAAAGCCATCAGCGCGAACTATCGAATAATAGTAGAAGCCATCACGTTCAAATATCAGATTAAACACTATGCTTTCATTCTCTTTGCCGTATTTGGTGGTTACAAGGATGGTTTCACCTTTTTCATGCTTAGCATCGCATTTAGCAAGAAATACGTTTGGACAAAATTTGCAATATGTATTCATAATCGTGCGTATTTAATAATCTTTGTTACAATGTTATAAGTTAATTTCTACGTATTCTTCGATAGCCTTAATGTCACATTCAACTTCTACCTCGTTCTCATTTTTGTCATAAGCTCTAACCTTGTCTATGGTTACTGATGCTTCAGTAGTAACCCATATATCCATGCTGTGATAGAACTTATCATCTATGTATCCTTTTACTTTGTAGTGTCCTTCAACTTCTATTAGATTCTCATTGTCTTCTGCATCAACACAGAATGTGCCTTCATTGCTGTCAATACTCTTTAAGATTGCATCTGCAAGCATCTTTTCTATCGTCTTCATATTCGTATGTGGTTAATTTGTTATTACTTCTTGTTTGATGGTGCAAATATATAGTATATATGCTAAATAAAAAAAGTGTATATTATTTATATATGCTATATTTAACATTGATTATATAGTATTGATGCTAAATTTGTTTTTGTATACCTATACAATAGCATTAATAAATAATTTTTCAAATTTTATTTCGCATATAAACTATATTGTATATATTTACACTCAAAACTATAATCTTATGGCAAATACAGAATTAAGAATTAAAGAACTTTGTAAGGAGAGGGGAATAACGCAAGCTCAACTTGCTGACAAATTAGGCATACAAGCTGTCTCCTTTTCACAAGCTGTCTCTCGTAATAAATTTAATATGGATAGGCTCGCTGAAATTGCAGATGCTTTAGATGTTGAAATACCAGACCTCTTTGATAAGCCTAAAGAGGGAGTGATACGTTGTCCTCATTGTGGAAAGGAAATTAAGTTAAATCCAGAAGTCTAATTTTTAAATGTAATTCTATGATAGATGTTTTATCCATTATAATACTGATTTTTAGTATCCTACAGATTATTCTTTTTTTCAAGGTTTGGGTTATGACGAATAATGTAAATGCGATCAAAAGCTGTATTGTTCAAAAACAGACGGTTGAAGATTTGCTGATAAGGGAGGCTCAAATTTTGACTTTGAAAGGAGAGATAGAAGAAGCGAGACTCAGATATTTTAGAGCGTTTTATCTCAGTGTTATTGAGCTCTATGAAAAAGCACAGAAAGAATATGAAACACAAGAAGATATGAAGAATGAATTCTATGAAAACAAATATAAAAATATAGTCCGCTATTTTGAAGAAAGATTAAGTAAAATAGGTGGAACTCTGGATAAGGAAAAATTCGATTCTTTTAAAAAAGTAAATACGTTAATTTCTCCGATATAAGTTCTATCTATAAGCAGAAGATATAATAGGTATTATTTCGAGAAATTTGAGCCAGTTATTGGATTGAAAAGTTTAACATAAATCATAATAATATGAAAGACAGATTTATAATCTCAACAACAGAAAGAATTGAAAATGGAATCATTAGGCAATATATTGATGTTATTTGCAGTAATATAGTAGTTGGAACAAATATTTTTTCTGATTTTGCAGCTTCTTTCTCTGATTTTTTTGGGGGTAAATCAGAGTCATATAGAAGAAAATTGGAATATATCTATAATGAGGCATCCAAGGATCTTAAAAATAAAGCTATTAGAATTGGTGCAAATGCAATTATTGGATTCAAAGTTGATTTCGATGAAATATCAGGAAAAGATAAATCAATGTTTATGGTATCTGTATCCGGTACAGCTTGTAAAATTGAGTATAGCCTCGATTATGATAATAATATTAAAACCAATACTGTTAGTCAGTCTGATTTGGACAAGGAAATCAAAAAGCGTTTTATCCAAAAGCAACTTCAAAATAAAGAGCAAATAAAAGAAGATTGGGTACAGTTTCTTATTGAGAACCCGCAAAAAGAAATAATTAAGGAACTTGTGGATTTGTATATTAGAAATAAATTAGGCTTATATATCAAAGAGGCAGAAATGATTGAAAACGTATTGGGAACGTATTCTAAATCACTGATGGTTCCTTTATTGTACGAATTATATATCGAGGTGGATAGGAAAGATTTACTTATATCATTAATAAAAAAATGCAATTTATTTGATGCAACATCCATATTAAAGGTTTGTAGTCAAAACATACACGAGGGTATAAAATTCTTACCTATAAAATCAGATTATTACGATGCTAACGAAGTAAATTTGATGAATAAAATATGTGATTTTTATAGTAATCTGCCGGATACTGGCAAAATAGAAAAGGTCAAATCTGGTGTTTTTAGTAAGAAGGAAGAAGATAAGTTTATTTGTGAGCATGGCCATAAAAATCCAGTAGATAAAAGGTTTTGTGAATCCTGTTCTGTAGATATAAAAGGAATTCATATTAATGAAGCGAAATTGATAGATGAGTTTAAAGAAAAAGTGGAAATTCTCAATAAGATGCTAAAATAATGGCATTATATATTTCAATATATTAAAATAGATAAAGGAGAATAAACTATGGCACTATTTTCAGAAAGACATGGTTATATAAAACCATCAGATGTATTTATTAGGGAAAAGATTACCCCTGGGATACAAAACGCTATTTTAACTTGTTATGATATTTTAAAAGAAACACTAAATATCGTTGATTGTCTTTATATATACCACAACTTAGATGAATATATTTGGACAAATTTCCTAAATATGCGTAAATCTGAGTGGACTACTTATACTGATATAATATCTAAATATATAAAAAGTGAACGAAATGAATGGTTTGAAAAACTAGATCTTATTGAAGTTTGTATTAAATACCTATATTTTAAAAGTGAAAAAGATTCACAAATTTCTATTTCAGCCGATATTTTTGTTGGTGAATTGAATCATCATTTTAAAAGGCTGAACTTTGCATATAGAATTGTAAACAAGGAGATTGTAGAAATTACATCAGAAGAAGAAATTAAAGAAATAGAAACTACATTAAGTACAAGTAAGGATAATATTAAGATACATTTAAATAATGCACTGGAATTATATTCTAAAAGGCCAGTGGCTGATTATAGAAATTCCATAAAGGAATCCATATCTGCAGTAGAAGCCATCTCCCGAAATATAACTGGGGAAAATGTACTTAACTTTAAAAAGATGGAGGAAAAAGGAGTCTTTGTCCCTACCGTCTTAAGGAAAGCTTTTGAATGTCTTTATGGATACACTAATGACAAAACTACAGGTATTCGTCATGCACTGATGGATGATACCAATGCTCCTCAAGCAGAAGAAGCATTATTCATGCTTGTGTCTTGTAGTGCTTTTATCAATTACCTTAATAAGAAAATCAAATGATGATTCAAAATGATGGACACTAATATGTTTTCGAACGACTTTAAGAAGTATCTTAAATGGATTTGTATCTTTTTTTTGATTATCCTTTTTCTCCCCATATTATTAACAAAGTTTCCATTCTGTATTTCTGATTTTAGCAATACCGGTCCAATAGGAGATACCATAGGAGGCATTATGGGGCCATTTGTTGCAATAGCAGCGGCTATACTTACTTTTCTTGCTTTCTGGGTACAATTTAAAGCTAATGAGCAGCAAAGAAAAGATATTGCATTAGAACGATTTGAAAGTAACTTATTTCAGCTTATTCAAATCCAAGAAGATATAACTAATAACTTGCAATTCTTGGCTTATGCCAATAGTAATTTTTTGAATAAAGTAAAAATATCAGGCAGACAAATATTCAAAGCTTTATATGAAGAAAAATACACTCCTTTGTGTGGAATCAAAGATGATATTAAAGAAAGAGGAATAATTTCATATGAAGAAGATAAAGATATTGGAATCTTAGACCATTATTTTCGACACCTATATCGAGTATTTAAATTTATTGACGAAGCTCCAATTTTTACAAATGACAAAAATAAAAAATATGATTATGCATGCCTTATGAGAGCTAGTCTATCACAATATGAACTTATTATGTTATTTTACAATTGCCTATCAAGTAATGGCAGAGAAAAGTTTAAACCTCTAATTGAAAAATATGCAATATTCAATAATCTTCGAGTTGAATTATTGGCAACAGATAGAGAGAAAGAATTATATGCTTCTAAATTCGAAGATAGTTACTTGGCATCTCAAGATAAAAATAGAGATATGAGCAATGAATATAAAAAAGGGGCATTTGTATTTGATGAAAATGAAGATTGATTATGGAAGAACAAATAACTAAAACATTAATTGAATCACAATATCCAATTTGGATGATTGTTTCTTTGTTTATTGGAATACAACTTATTATTGTTTTTTTTGCAGAACTAATAAAGAAAAAAATAGAAAAAAAGACGATAAGTGGTTTTACAAGAAAAATAAAATCAGTAGAAACCCAATTTATGAAAGAAATTGAGATTTTAAAGTCAGTTTTGAATGTACAGTCTCAGGCTCAAACTCTATTTATACAGCAAAGAAATGAAGCTATAGTTGATTTTTGGAGTAAATATATGAATTGGAATGAGACGTTTATGGGAAGCTGGAGAAACAACGCAGATAATAATCACATAATTAATGAATTAATTCAAAAAGAAAAAGATAATGATTTAGCGGTTACCTTGGCTTATCATAAATTAATATTATACATAGATGATAACTCATACATTGAAAATTTACATATGCTGTTATCTAAGATGTCAGAAATTATTTTCAAACAAAGAATGTTATTGTTTGAGATTCAAGATATAAATTTAAATAATCCTAACGACAATGTTACACGCAGCCGGAAATTAACCTCATTTGCTACTGAATGCACCAAGTTGCAAGGGAATGAAATTAAAGAATTAACAGACAAGTTTATAAAAGAATCCAAAGAATATTTATCCGATATTAATATAAAATCACAAATAAAGCCGGAAGCATAACGCTCCGGCTTTTCTACTTATGTAATATTTTATCCAGCATTAGCAAAGACCTTTGGATAGTTCCTTTTCTGGTATTGAATTCTCAGATACCCGATAAGGCTTTCATAGTCGGTCAAGAAACCTTCATTGACCAAATCAGCAACCTTCTTTTCGAGCTGCCACAATTCACGTTGTTTTTGTTCCTCACCATGCTTATTACGTAGCATCTTTTCATGACTGTTGAAGATAACCCAGTTCAAGGCTTCACCGACCTTCTGCATGGCTTTAGGCATAAAGTCTTTGGGAACGATTTTCATAATGGCAGAAGAGAGTTCCCTATAAGCGTCCCCAGCATCATTCCGGTAACGAATCATTTGATCAGAAACGAATTTGATTACATCATATTTGAATGACGCATTTAGCCACATAGCCAAATCAATGAACAATACAGGATGAACCCAGGTTCCACCGCATTTACCGCGTGAACTTAAATAGGGAGAATTTTGCCCATTTAGATTTTCTTTTTCAACGATGGTAGCGATTAATTCCTTGGTTGATTCATTTTCAAAGTATTTCTTCAATTCTTTGTTTGAGGAGTTTCGTTCGTTCCATAACTTTACAAGCCTGGTAGCATTGAAATAGCCGTCAACAGTGCGTTGAATAACCTCTAAATTCCCCATTTGCCTTACCATTTCTTGATTTGTTTTCATGTCTCAGTGAATCTTAGATTAAAAAATTACCCCACCAAAGGCAAGCTCCTCACTTCTTACCGATGGCAGGGTTTATACTTTTCAGCCGTGAGGATAGCTGTTATTATCTCTTTAAGACAAAGTTACCAACATGGTGATTTTTAGCCTAAGATTGCTTTAACCAAGAACAAACAATTGGCAATATGTTTCATAAAAATACCCCGAGCCTTTCGGAACGGGGTTACTTGATTAGTCCTTTGACCTTCAACCTTTCTACAATCTGATTGTAAAGATACTCTATATCCTGCCGGAAATCCTTATACTGTTGGTAGATAAAGGAAACATCGGCGATATTGTTCGATATTACACACGGGGAAACATCCGGGAACACACCGGAAATCTCTGCCCGGATACCGTTCGGCAACCGTCCACCGGCAAGCACGCTGGGTGCAAAGAGGAACAGCACGATGAAGAGGAACTTCTTTCGCTGGGTAACACTTTCCGAATTGGGCGGACAATCTGCCCCGGAAAGTATCTCTCTGAACCACTCATAAATCTTTGGGATGAGAGTAAAATCAGTCAGGATAGGGGAGGATAACTCCTGTTCACGTTCAGATAATCTTGATTTCTGTTCACGTATTGATTTCAACTCCACGATTGATGAAAATTCTTTTGTCATAGAACGATTTATTTAGTTGGAAATTTTTATATTTGCATCATAATCGTGTGGGGGAGTTGGCTTCTAATCGTGTGGGCTGGCTCCCTTTTTTATTTTATGCCAAGTGATATGCATTCAGGATGGCGAAAGCGTAAATGATAACCGTTACCAGACTGTCCAGGAACACCGCCCATGCTCCCAGCTTTTGGATTTGACTGAAACTCATGACCAGGACAACAAGGAAACATATCCACTGGCTTGAAAACAATCCCATCCCCAGCAATAAAAGTCCGATGGTATCCATGAATAATGCAACATGAAGCCACGGATGCGCCATCAGATACCATCTTTTTGATGTCTTATCCAGCTTCTGAAAGACTTTTACATGTCGGTATATGGATTTACATTTGAGCAGCTTCACAAGCTCGTACAGGGCTTGTATGATGATTAAGGCGTAGAATGCGTGTTTCATGGTCAGTAGTTTTTATCTCCGTGCTTGTACGGACGAAGTTCATTGTATTTTATTTTCTGCTTGATGTGCCAGAAGATGTCGATATTTCTATCCCGGCAGAAAGCGAATATCTCATTCAGGAGGATAAATGGTTCATCCCTGTAGAAGTTGTCGGTGACATAGACGCAGATTCTAAACATGGACTCCGTGAAGGTCATATCAGAATAATCTTCCGTATCGCTTCCTTCGTAGTCAAAGCTATCCAAATCATATCCTCTCAATCCAGCCAAATCCAGCAGACGGATGCAGGCATCGGCAAGTTCTTCCTCGACAGTCCCTTTGATAAATGCCTCAAAGTATTCCATGAATCTCCTTTTCCTAGTTTCTTCGGTCAATGGGACGCTATTCCCTTGCCATTCTTTGAACATTGCAACTTTCGCATGTTTCCCTTTCCGGTCTGCTTCCACAGCTTCCATAAGTTCGGATATGACCAGGCAGAGGAAATGTTCGTCACTCAGGTTCTCTTCGTGCCATCCGTGGGCTACTGCGCACTGGTAGGCTTTATCTCTCAATTTGTTTAAGTTTATAATTTCTATATTTATGACATTTTGACATCGTTTCTCTGGCACACATATTGTATGCCCATAGTATAATTTAATTATATCTATATGAATGAATTTGATTCTTATAAGAATGATTTTGGTTTTGAAATAGGCTCTGGATTCTCAGGAAACTCTGATTACATGAAGGCTCTGGATGAGAAGAAAAGACGCGCTCTCATGGAAGAGCAATACAACTTTCTTCAAATTCAGAAATCAGAAATCCTCGCCCAACAGAAATATCGTGAGTTGCATCAGAAGGAAATCCTTGCTCAACAAAAATACCGCGAAGAGCAACGTAAAGGGGCCAATTTCGATAAATGGCTTCTAATTTTTAATACTATTATAGCCATTGCATCATTATTGGTATCTATATTCAAATAAAATACCCGGTCACCGCCACAAAGCAGTTACCGGGTATTCACAAAGCACTGACAAGGGTTGTCAGTAAGATTGGAAAATTTTAATGATTACCGTACCAGTCTAACTGGTAATTTAAATCCGCAAAACACGCCAATTTTTGAGTTGCTACTAGAAGTGAGACATGCACTCGTTTTATAATTAGCCTTATTATCATTTAACAACCAAAAATAGGAAGAATCTTGATTCATAATAACATTAAAACCAATCTTACCCGTTTTATTAAAAGTCATCATAGTGCCATTAACACCAAGAAAATACACTCCACTGTATTGGTTAAGATCATCCTTAAAACCTCTTCTCAAACAAGCTAATATCAACTCATTATATTGTTCTATTGTTGGTATTTTATATTGCAAAGCTTCATCATAAGTAAAATAACAGATTTCTCCATTTTCATCTCTCAAATAATCAGATGCCCATAAAGTCCCGCTCGACAAACCAAGGTCAACAAATTCCGCATCATTACATCCTATTTGAGCATTTTCTTGACCGCTCTTATAACCATCTTTGTATCCATCTATATATGCCTGAGCAATGGCCTTTGTTATAGCTTCATTTGCTTTCCCATCAGCATAAGAGTTTGCTTTTTCTTGAATATCCATATTAGTTCAAATTATCATAGTTTACACTTGTTACAAACTTCGTAAGTTTTGTTTGAATGAACAAATAAAAAGGAAAATTTTATCCATTTAAGCCCATTATGATTTGTCTAGAATTATAATCACGATTATGTGTTTATAACTTATTTATTTTTATTTGTTGATTCTCATATTTTACTTATAATTTTGTTGAAACGATACAAACTTATAGTTATGGAACTTATACCAATAAAAAACGAACTTAAATCTTTCAAAGACCATCTTGATATTAACGAACGTACCGTTTTCTCAGCCAAATTTGGAGACGGGAAAACATACTTTTTAAATGAATTCAAAAAGAAATATGGAGATAGTTATGAATTTATTACCATATATCCGGTTAATTATCAGATAGCTGATAATAAAGAGGTTTTTGAGTATATTAAAAGAGATATTCTTATACAAATGGTTTCAAAGAAAATGATAGAGCCATCTTATGAAATCCCTGATTCACTAATATTCCAATTCTTTATTATGCAGAATTCTGACTCATTCTTGGGTAATCTATTAAAAATACTACCAAGTCTAGGTGTTCCAGAACAAACAGCATCTCTTTTCTTAGCTGGATACCATGCTTTAAATTGGTCGAAAAAGATGGCTAAAAAATATAAAGAATATAAGGACGCAATTCAAAGCCAAGATGAGAATCAAATTATAGCAACCTTTTTAGAATCTTTTTCAAAGAGAATAGGAAGTCCTTATGAGATTGATTTAATCACTCAAATTATAATTGATAATATTCAATGGTTCTGTAAAAGCAACAACAAAAAAGTTATTTTAATCATCGAAGACTTGGACCGTATGGATCCTGCTCATCTATTCAGAATTTTAAATATTTTCTCTGCACATATTGACAGAGTATACCAATATCAAAACAGTAGTACTCAAAAAGAAGAAGATACTACATATTCAGAATTATTGCCAAATAAATTTGGATTTAACAATATCATAACAGTATTTGATTATAATAAAACTAAAAGTATTTTCCAGCATTTTTATGGACAAGAGGCTAACTATGATGGTTATATCAACAAATTCACATCCCATCAACCATTTTTCTATTCTATAGATGAAATAGCACGTGAATATTTATATAAAGTTATATCTGAAAAATGTTGCATAACAAAAGAATCTATCAGGCATATTTCAAAACAAATTAACAACAAATTTGATTCATTGTCAGTAAGAGATGTAAATACGATTTTAAACGGAATAGATTTATATATTCAAGAAGATATTTACAAATCAGGCACTACGGAATTTAATACAAAGTCTCCTCTAACTTATACTATTGCAATGTTTAAACTATTAGGTTACTCAAATACAGATATCAGGAGATATATTTTAAGCTTGTCAAAATCGGATTTATTAAACTGTATAAATGTGTTTTTATATATCCGTCCAGATGTTTCAGCTAATTCCTTTACATTTCATGATATATCATATATTATTAGAATTCCTTCAAGCGATACTATCAATAAAATTCAAATAAAACCTGGGCATGACCATAGTGGATTTCATTTAATATTAACAGAAGATGATATAAATAAATGTTTAGACAGAGCATTTGATTATATCATCAAATAGTCATAGATTTCCTTGTTTGATATAAAGGAAACTGGAACTTTTATTTTATACTCCCCAAAACCAAGTTTTCCTTTCACATTTTGAATCGGCTTATCAAATAGTACTGCATCTTTCAGCACCCAGTTCCAGCAACCTTTCTCAGCCCAGACTGAAGGATGGTTCTGTACGCAGTCAGCTATTACCACGCTGCCGATAATGACACCACGAGGTAACTTGTTGCAGTCTACACCTGCTAATTCTGAAGGATGAACTAGAATTTGTACTCTTTGCTCACTGTTCATTATCCAACCTACTCCCTTACTGTTACTTGCATGTATTAGCACTCTTTGTCCAATGTACTTCTGAGGACACTTCCAAGTCCGGTTCTCGATGTCTTTGATACCGTGAGCGATTAGGCTCGCCCACGGCTGTTTGATGGATATTGCTTTCATTTTTTGTTATTTTTAAATTCAAACATTATATTTGCGCTATAATCAAGGTTAAACGTAGGGCTATGCTTGATTTCAGTCCATTCTTTTGGTTGCTCATTGCCTACCTTTTTCCAGTTTGCAATGGCTGAGATTAGCGCGTATAATTTCATAAAAAACTTAAACGATATGGATAGTTTTGGAAAACTTTTAAAGAGGTGGGTTTGTAGCACGCTGGGCAGTACTCGACTTTGAATGAAATGAGCTGGAACTTCATGACCTGAAATTTAATAGCGCTACAAGGGGTTCGATTCCCTATCTGCCCACACTTAAAGACTGCTCTAATTCTAGGGCAGTCTTTTTTTAATCCTCCAGTAAATCCAATATGCGAAAAAGTGCTCCTTCAAGAACAGACACCCTGTCCTCCATGTCATTTCTGTAATCTTCATATTCTTGGTCCTCATAGAGTGTCTCACACCCTTCATTTTTTGATGTTGAGTATTCCAATGATGTGTGACATATATCTGCAATATCACCAAGAACTTCATTAACAGGCTTATCGCCTAACATGGTTTCAACAGTTGTTTCAATTTTCACTTTTACTTGTTTCATAGCTCCTCCTTTCCACCTATCCCAGCAGCCACCACATGACTGCCAGGAACAGGTAATATAGTTTTGTTTTACTCATTTCCATTCATTTTCTTATCCATCCATTCAACAGCATCCTGTATGGATGAAACCTTCTTAAACTCACGTGTAACGCAGAACGTCATGTACTCACAGATAATTTCTCCCACATCATTAAAGTAAATGTTGTATGCTCCAGTGCTATTTGCTCCAGTACACGGTATCTCAAGTTCCAAAGCCTTCAATGCTTTTTCAGCATCACAAGTGAAGTAAGCATATATATCATGCGAAACCTCCTTGCATCCGGTCAATTTTACAATGTTTGCCATATCACTTTTTTGTTTTTAAATGTTTTCTGTATTTCACTGGTATAAATCGTTTGAGTTCAGGAAGCGAAGTAGAAACAATGTGCATCCATGCGTTCCACCTTTGTCCGTCATGGTCTCTGGATGGAATTGAACAATTCTGCCCTTGACAAGTTCCGCTTTTATTCTCAGCCTTGCATTTCACACAGCATCCTGCGCACTCAGAGGATAAATGACAAAGGATGCAAGCCTGTTCTTTACTAATTCCATAATCCAAGTTTAAAGACAGTTGAGTTTCTTTCATTGATTATTTCTCCTTCTTTCAACTAATAATTCTAATCGTTTCTCACACTCAGCACACTCGATTTTCTTGCGCTCCAGTTTCTCTCTAAACTTAACCAGCTCCTCATCCGTGTTCTCGTCAAAGAACAGATTGTTCTTACGGTTGTGTTCTATGTATTCATTCATCCTGCGTTCTGCTTTTGTTATCTGGGCTTTTGCAGAAATCAGTTTAGATAGGCAGGAACTCACCTCAAGCGACTCTCCTGAACGCTTGTCGTAGTAGTAAAAAGAAGTGTACACATCATTCCTCGGATACTGGCATTGCAGTCTGGCCACCCTCCATCTGATTACCCACATCCTTCTTTCGTACACTTCACGAGGAAGGTCGTAGGTGTATAGGGTGACAGATTGATGGCCGTAACCGTAGCAGATGCTGATTTGCACCCAATTCTCGATTTTCAGCTCCTTTTCAGCTTTGGCCAAATCCTTTGCGAACTGATAATAATCACTCAAACTTTCTTGCTTTCCCATATCATTCAAAGCTCAATTCAAGTTGTTGCCAACCTGGTTCTCTGTATTTGCGATTCGTCTGCATAAAAGCTTTCCGTAAGGCTTCAGCAATCTTATCACGCATTTCTTTAGATACATGTTTCTTATCAGCCTCA